CCTAAAGGTGATAATACCCACCTTCCGTCTCGTATATACCCCTGTAAAATAAATCTATGTTCATTATGAATTACAAAACATAATACATCGTGTAATTCTTCTGGCAGTCCGTATTTCACATAATGCCATTCGTTCGCCTTGTTAAAGCCAAACGTTGCGGCTTGTTTGAAAGTTTCATAAACTGTATCATGGATTTTTCTTGTGTAAATTCCTTTACCAGTTTCACAAGTTCCAAATACTTTTATTTCATATTCTTTCGCTTCTTTCTCAAACATAAATTTCTCCTTATCGGAAATCTTCAAATGGATTATCCTCTGGTTCTGGGTATTGGTTTTGTTCCTGTTCCTGGATTAATTGCTGCTGTTCTGGCGGCTTGTCGTAATTCAGGAACTCAAGTCCTTTTTCTGTGAATGAGATATAGCGGAAGCCCCATTCCGGCATTAGTGAGCCTGGGCGTCGCTGCTGGACGTTTATTTTGCTACCTTGCAGCTCATGGTGGTCTTTTTTAAGATAAAAAATAAAGCGGCGTTGATTGAGAGCTTCGGCTGAGCCTGGCTGATAGCCTTTAAAGTTCAGATAACACTTGTAAAGATCGGTTGAAAAAATAAAGGCTTTTGAGTCGTTAGGGGTGAACTTGATGCAGGCCTCATAGAATTCATCTGTGTCCTTACTTTGAGCTTCGATGTAAGAGCTCTTTGCATTCTCACATTCCTGTGAGGTTGGAATGTTAAGGTTGTATTTTTGTTTGAGCTCTATGTATTTTTCGGCCAGCAGCTTGATGATGCCTGGAGCTTCTGCAATTATCTTTTTTTCAAACTCGTTAGGGTTTGAAGGAACGCTTTTGTAAAGCTGCTTATATTTTGCATCCTTAGAGCGTTTTGCGTGTTCTACATTGAAGTGGAAGACCAGGAGACGGCGGATGATTCCTGAATCGTGCTTATAGAAAGATGGCAGCTCATTGCCGACGATGATAATTTGTGCGGTCGGCAGGAACTTGTGAAGGCCCTGACGCAATTTTCGTGCGGAAATCATATCGTTACCTGTGAGGCGTTTGAGCTGGTCGGAGTTGAGGCGGCCGTCTTCCGGGAGCTCCATTGTTACGGAGAACATCTTGCCTTCGAGTTCTGCGAGTTCTGGGGTAGGGCCGTTGTCATTGTCGAAGCTGCGTTTGTTTGCAATTAGGACGGAAGCCTTGAGGTTTGCAAAGCAGTTATTTGTGAAGATGCCTTCCAAAGATTTTAAAAGCGTTGATTTACCTGTGCCACCTGGGCCGGTCATAAAGCAGGAATATGATTTAGATATGTTCCTTGAAGGAATCAGAGACAGATAATAAAGCAGTGTGTCTTTTGTTAAAGTTGGGTTTAGTTGGAGAGTTTCTTCATCCGGCATATCAAAGTCCATATCAAGAGTTTTGAGAAAGAATTCCGGATTAACTGCGTTGCGGATTTCTTTGCAGGTATAAGGCAGATAGGTGAGGCGGTATTCGTCCGGGGTTCCTTTTCTGAATTTTATTTTGTCGCCGGAAAAATCCATAACACCATCAGCAAGAGTGATGGTCTCTGCAATCTTTTGAGAATCGAATAAGACTGGGTCTTTGTTTTCGTCGTGATAAAATTGCGCTTCCTTATGGTTGAGGTCAAAAGCGAGATGGCGGCGGAATGGTGTAGTGCCGATTTTTTCAATAGCGTCTGTTACAAGCTTCTTGTCTCTTGGGTACTTACGTAAGTAGCAGAGAAGGGCGTTGAGCAGGATTGAATGAGATTCTGTTGCAATGCTTGGAATAAAGACCCATCGGTTTTCGATAAAGACATAGTTTGCTTCTTCGGTGTTGATGTAGAGCAGTCTGTTTTTGAGTGCTTCTGCGACTGTGTAGGAACCAAAAGCGTGGTCACAATAGTGAAGGAAGGTCTGAAAGTTTTTTGTTTCAATCAGTTTTTCATAATCAACCGGGAAAACTGTTGGGATTGGGGAGATCATGTTCAGGATTTCTGCTGCAGGAATGAGAATTTCTTCCAGCTTGTCCAGGAGATACTTAGAGGCTCCGTGTTTTACTGCGATGTGATAAAGCGGGTGAGTGCTAATCTTTTCTACATCTTTGAGGATGTCGTTATTTTTTGCGCGGATGTCCTGAATGTCTTCTTCTGTGAGTTCGTTCTTTGTCCATTCTGCGAGGGCCTGCGGTGCTGTGGAGTCTTTGCAGGATAAAAGAGCCGCTGCAATGAATCTGTCACGGTCTTCTGCAGAAAGGTCATCATAAGGAATCTTTTTAAGGAATGAACGGAAAAACTTAATAGGCAAGGGCTCCCATTCAGGGGAGAGGATGTCTTTTTTGAGTGCTTGGCTTGTAGTGGATGATTTGCGCTTTGTTCCTGGCTGCGGTTTTTCGCGCGGTGTGTATTCTTTTGCGTTCCTGATTGCTTCGAGGACTAGATCAAGATGACCATTGAGAATTGCTTCATCCGGGTCTTTATAGTTGAAATTGTCGGGAAGGACGGTTGTCTTGATTTTGCCTGCATAGCCTTCTGCAATGAGTTTTTCCGGCAGCGTTTCTTTGATGCCGTCGTTTGGATCCGGCTGGATAAGGCCGAACATTTTTTGACTCTGGAAAGGCGGCTTGTGGTCGGCCGGGTCTTTGTCTGCGAAAAAAATTACTTCTGAAACGTTGGCCGGAATCAAGAGTTTCCGGATTTTTGGCTTCGAGAAATTATTAAGGCCACCGATGGAAAAAATATTGTTGATTCCGCAAGCTCTGCAGACTAGGGCGTCCATTTCGCCCTCTACCAGGATTATTGACTTTCCTTCGTATTTTGGCAGCTCGTTTGCAAAAAGGAATGGGACGCTGCGCGGATTTGACTTGTTGCTCTTTTCCTTTTTTGCCTCTTCATCATAAGCGTAATAAAAGAGCTTATAACCGTTTGGGGTTAAGGTTACAACACCATCTGACCACCAGGCAAGTTTGCGAGGTTCTTGTTTAAATTGTTCGTAGTTGCCGCCGTTCCAGGAATAACAAAGGTCGCTAGTGAGGTCTACATAGATCTGACCTTCCTTGCCTATGGCCGGAAATTGACTGATAGAAGGGTAGTCTTCAACTTTGCCGTTTTCTTTCTTATAGGCAACTCCAGCCGCCAGCAAAAGCTGTGAGCCGAGGGCGTTGAGGGCGGCGTTCTTTCCTGGAAACCATAAAAAATATGTTACAAGTTTTTCGAGGATTTCTGGCGGGTATTGTTTTATTTTTCCGCCTGTGGAAACTGTGGCACGTTTTGCGAACCAATTTTTAACATATTCCTGGGAATGGGGGAAGGCTTTGAGCCATTCGGTGAATTTCTGCAAAGCTTCTGGATTTGGAATAAAATCTTTTTTTTCGATTTCTTTAACAGGAGCTTTTTCAATGGCCTTGAGAGTTGAAGCTTCGCCATTGCCAAAGATGCGGTCAATTTCTTCAAACTGCTTGGCTTTGTCTTTTTCGCCGGTGAGAATTTCTACTGCGTCGTATATGTCGCCTGAGCATTTGTCACCGCAAACATAACAGTGGAAAAGTGTCTCGTTTACGCTGCATGAAGGGTTCTTGTCTTCGTGCTGCGGATGAAAGCAGCGTATAAGGCCTGGGTGTGAAATATCAACGCCCATGTGCTGAAGGTAAGGTATGAGGCAGGATTTGTATTTGTCAAACGGTAATTCTTTTTTTTCAAAATGTTGCATTTTTTTTAAACTGGAGCTTTAAGCCCCCCCCTCCAATAAAACTTATTGATTTTCGGCAGAAACTATAGTGCCGTCAAAGGCTTTCTTGACTATGTGCACCTGAACTGGCAGCTCTTTGGCTTTCTGCCAGTTTTGCGTAATTTTTGCAAGCTCTTTTGGATTATATTTAGTGCCATCTTCGCAAAAAAGCCAGCCGGAATTCTCGTCAAAAGCGATACGCTGATTAAGTGACTGGCTCTGAATGTATGTCCATTTACCTTTCATTTTTCTGGTTCATACCATGGATCATGAGCAATAATCAATTGCTGATTTTCTTTGTCATATTCAACTGAAAAAACTTTATAGATTTTTGAATCTAAAAGAATTCGCAAAGAAGTATTTGAAGGAATTTTATTTATAATATGACTCAGTTGATAAACTTTAACGCCGCTTGTTCTGGAATTATGAAGTTTGAAATTGTCTTCGTTTGATTCCTCGTGAGCTTCGTGAGCCTGCTGTGGTTCTGTGTTTGTTTTGGGTATTGGATTATGGTCTACCTGGTGAACTGCTACTGCATCATCTGGAATTGCATAAATCCACCAATGAGAATTTATCTCATCTGAATCAATGAGAAAATCTTCAATCGTAGTTTTTTCGGCAACATTGTGTCCTTTTCCATCCCTTTCGTCAGTCCACCAGTAGCAATCTAACTGTGTATGATTTCCATTGAAAGATGTTACCTGAGCAACGATGTATTTTTTATTTTTTTCAACCTCAACTGGCAAAATAAAATTTCTACCCATCCATAAATCAGCAAAATGTAAACGTTCGCCGATTTTGTCAATTTCAGTGCCAGGGCTAAAGCGTTGCTCTTTCCTTTCTCTTTCTTCGTCGATTTCATTCTCGTTTTCAAAATCTTCATCATCATAAAATTCTCCTTCGCTCATTTCTGATGGTGAAATCATGCTTTCATCATCATCTTTGAATCTTAAAACTGTTGAAGGAATTGGTTTTGTTTCTGGTGAAATATCATAAATCCAGTCATTTGAATTATTTCCATCAACAAATAACTGACTAACAGATGCACCATCATTAACCGATAATTTTGTTCCATCTGAAAAATAAGCATGATCTTTATTGATTTGAACGATTTGACAAAGTTTGTATACAATCAGGGAATCAGTGCTTTTGTTAAGAATAAAAAACTTACCAGGTAATAAATCTTTAAAAAATAATCTTTTACCAAATTTATCAACTTCAACTCCTAAATATAATCCATTTGGTAAGTTTTCATTAATTGTACTCGCGTGAGTAGTTGCCGGATTCTTTTCTTCCTGCATCATCCTTGTTGCAGCTCTGTAAGTTCCGCCTTCTGCAATCAGCTGAGTTAGGCAAAATTCTAGTTTTTCTTCTGGAATGGATCTGAGCTGTGAAAGTGTTTTTGTCGTGATTTCTTCTGTGTTTAAGCCTGCTGCGTCTGCGATTTTCCTGATTTTTGCTCCTGCAACAATGTCGCTGACCCACTGAATGGGTTTTGAAAGCTTATCGGCAATTTGGGTTTGTGTGAGGCCTTCTTCGAGGGCTTTTGCCACTGCGTTTTCTTTTTCGCGTGGTGTGAGGTCTGTGCGCTGGATGTTCTCAATCATCTGCAGGGCCCATTTGTCGCCGGTTCTTATGCAGCATTCAATAAGAGAAAAATCGTCGCCGTGTTCACATAGCCACTGATGGGCCCTGATTCGTCGGCCGCCTGCAATAACTTCATAGGTCTTATTTCCGTCTGCGTCAGTCTCTGGCGGTCTGACTGTTATGGGATTCATAAGGCCGTTCTGTCTGATTGAGTTTGCAAGCTCTTCAATTTCGGCCTCGTCAAAGTTCATTCGTACATTGTCTGTAATTTTTAAGCATGACAATGGAACTTTTATATGATTTGCGTTGTTTGCAGGTAATTTCATTTGTTTGCGCTCCTTTTCAGTTTTTATCTTCTTTGTTGAGAATGTTTGAAATTTCTATTGCAATCTCTTTGATTGCGTTTGATTCAGCGGTGTTTTCTTTTTCTGCTATGATAATTATTGCTTGCAAAAAATTGTTTATTTTTTCATTCATTTGTTTCCCCCTGTGCAGGTGCGAAATCAAAAATTTCTTGGCCGTCTTCGTTGCCAGTCATAACGAAAACACCTTTTCCGTTCGGTATGCCGAACAATCCGTATGCCGCCCAGTTGCATCCTGATGAATCGCCTTCTTTGGGGCTGCCTTTACCCGTGTATCGTCCGATACATTCTTGATAAGCGCAATTCGGTGATTTTGCCCCTGCTGATTTGAAATCGGCAATAGAAGCAATGTGTCCGCACATCGGACACTGGAATTTCCAGTTCATATAATCTTTTCCAAAGCGTTTTTCCGCTTCTGCTTGCCATGCTTTCACACTCTGATATATAGTTGTCTTTTCCGTATCTACCGTACAAGAACGGGTTTTGTCAATCTTGATAGTTTTCATCATTTTTTTTATTTTTCCTCACATTTTCCAAGCGTTACAGCTTTGACGAAGGGGAGAAGTCTTTCTTCCAAGTCTGCGCGGATGTGATAATCAGGATTACTCATAAGCCGCTTGAGGCTGTTCATTTTCGGTACAGGGTAGGGCAGAAAAAAATCCGCAAAGTTTTCTTTGTATCTTTCCAGGATGTTGTCTGGATCAGATGCTGCGTTGTAGCTATTGCAAATAACTGTCACGTCAGAATCTAAGCAACAATCAGAGAGCTTTTGTATGTAGTTGGATGTGGCCACAAAGTCTAGCGGGCTGCATTTGCCGACGATGGCGATTGAGTCGCTAGAAAAAACGGCGTTACGGGTCTGGGCATTCCAGGTTCCGGGCGGGTCTATCAAAATGAAATCATATTGATTTTCAAAGCCTAGTTTTTTGATTTGGATTCTAAGCTGCATATCAGTAATGTTCGCGAGCATATCCAGGTCAAGATCAGATGGGATGATGTCTAGCCGTGCCTTGTCATTCTCTTTGACTGTGTAAGGCTTGACTTCACGGCCCGTAAGCAAAAGCTTAGAGTTCTGGTCAAGAAGCACTTTTCCCATGACTTCGCTCAGTGAGCAGTTTGGATCTAAATCTATCAGCAGGACTTTAAAACCGTGCTGATAGAGCCAGAGGGCTAGAAAGATGTTAAGGGTTGTTTTTCCGGTTCCACCTTTTCCATTTGTGATTGTGATTTTCATTTGTTTGCTCCTATATCTTTTGCCAGGGCAGAATTGCTCCGGCTGAAGATTTCATTTAAATTTGCAATCGTATTTGTTAATAATTCGTGATAGTCAGATTGTGATTCCTGGCAATTTTGCAGCTTGATTTTCAGAAGAGAAATGACAGTATAGATGAGCTTTGCTTCATCTTTGTATGGAGATGTTAGAATTGTGACTAAATGCTTTTTGTACTTAAATGAAGTTGTCTTTGCGTTTAAAACAGCTTTAATAAAAGTAGAGCTGCTGAATTCATTTTCAATTGCAGCTTCTGAAAGTGAAGAATAATAATTGCCGTCGATGATGACAGGAGTTTTTTTCAGTCCCATATTCTCTCCTGAAAAAAAACTCATAAAGCTCTGTAAGAGTAGACAGAATATACAAAGCTTTAAGAGTTTTATTTTGTTTGCGTTTTGCCTTTGGTAGGGTAATTCAATTCTTTCAAAATTAATTCCCTGGTAAACTTGCTGAAGTTTGTAAAAGCTGGAAGATGTTCCAGAATGTAGTTCCATTCTTCTGGTCTGAAAGAAACAGAAAGAAGTTTTCGCTGATATTTGCTTTCGTTCATAGTTTGTATTGTATGACAATTCCCTGTAAAGTCAAGCCCATTTTAAACATTTTTATAAAATAGTTTAAAAGCAGCATTAAAGTTTAAAACGCAAATTTTAAAAAAAATTCTGGAGACAAAAAATATTTTTTTGATTTTTTTTTAAATTTGCGAAATTCTGTATTTTTACGGTCTCTTTTTATCTAATTTATTATAATATAATAAATTAGATATTAACATTGTAACATAATTTTATGTTACAAAGGTTTGTTTTATACAGAAAAAAAATTTTTTAACAAAAATTTGATAAAAAAAACAGAAAAAAAATTTTTTTCTGTACAAAATAAATGATTTGTAACGCAATTTTGCGTTACAAAGTTATGAAAAAAATTCCTGGATATATATATTTTTTTTACGGAATCAGGTGCAAAAGGTACTGCCAGAGGGGTATACGGTTGTGCAATTATTCGGCGGCGGGTGCCCTTTGTTAGGTATAAGCAAAGTTTAACGGACAGTTTAAAAATGTTTAAAATGACATAATAAAAGACATAGTAAAAAGAAAAATTTATGCGATAATATTTGTTATGGAAGTTACTGCCTCTGATTTTGCGCGGATGTGCGGTCTTTCGCCGATGGCTGTCTCTAAGCGGATTGCCAACGGTACACTGATTCGCAATGCTGCGCGTCGAATTGATACTGATAATCCAGTGAATCGCGCTTTCCTGGAGACGAAACAGAACAAACTCAAAATGAAGCTGCAAATGAAGCAGCTGGAAGCTGGAATAAAACAAGCTGCTTCCCCTTCCAGAAACTCTGGAAAATTTGATGAGCTTTGTAACACAATTTTTTCGGATGCGGCCGTTGGCCGCGAAAACCAAGCACAAAATGACAGCGGCTCTCAAACTATGGCAGGAATGCAGAAAGCTCCGGGGGCTGTGGCTCAGGGAATTACTGTGAGCAGCGGTTCTGCTAAGGACATTATGAACTGCACTATGGGCGAGCTGTTGCGCCGGTTCAATTCGATTGACAACATTGAAAGATTCTCAAAGATTATCCGGGATTTGTCGGCGGCTGAGGAACGCGAGCAGAAGCTGCAGGAAAGGCGGCTTGTACAGGTGCCTAAAGATTTTGTCGTACAGCGCGTTTTCGGCTACATGGATCAGCTGATGGAGCAGCTTCTGGATGTGCCTGAAGCTGTGTGTGATCAGGTGATTGCTGTATCTTTGGCGAACGGTCAGAACAAGCGTGAAAGTGTAATGAATATTCTTAATGATAATTTGACCCGCTGTATTTCGGGTGCGAAGAGTCATATTGTGAATGAACTTACTGCTCTTAGAAGCAAGTACGATAAACAGGAAAATGAAAACATCCAGCTGAGAGAAGAGCTTGCTGAAATGGATGTGTTTTAGGGGGATGAGATGGTAAAAGCTGATAATAGTGTAATTGACAATATAGTCAAAGAAATTGAGGAAATCAAAAAAGAATTTAAGGGGAATGAGATAAACCCTTATTGTGTTCTTGCTTTTAATTATGCCGGTGTGATGGAGCGACGCGGCTATCCAACTCTTGAGCTGACTAATGCAGTCTGCAAGGATTACTGGACTAACAGGGGAATTTGTGCGGTTGAAGCTTTCCATCTGGATGATAAGGGAAAGATTGCTGTTGATTACCATGCTTTGAGAAATTTCTAACCAGGGACTTAAAATGACGACCTATGAATTAGAGATGAAGTTCCAGTTGAATCATGGAAATGGATATATACAAGAGGATAAAGCTCATTTTTGTGCGACAAGCTTTTTAAGTCTGTTTAAAAAGTTTGACAAGCTTGTTAATCAATATTCGCCTGACTGGTTCATAACTGTTTGGTTTTACAAAATTGAAAATCTGCGTGTATACGAAGTTAAGGAATCTAACATTGTTGTAAACAATGAAGATGACAGGCGTATGATTTCTTACTTTACAACTTGCGGGCAGGCTCCATTTGATGCTTAGGGGTGAAAATGGAAGCGGCCCTAAAAATCAGTGATTTTGATTTTCTCATTGAGCGGTTTTCGCTGTTGCCTGAGAAGCGGGAATATGAGCTTCCGAGTGATTACATCCAGCGTGTGCGCTATCTTGATAAAAGTCTTTCGCCTTTTCCTGGCAAATTCAGTTATGACAGATTCCCGTATTTTAAGGAGATTGTTGACAAGCTCTCTCCTGCAGATCCGACTAGATATGTATTCGTGATGAAGGGGAATCAGTGCGGATATACAACGGGAGTTCTTGAGCCTGGTATGATGTATCATATTGGATCGGATCCTGAAGAGCAGGCTCTATTTCTGCCGGATGAAACTATGGCCCGCGACTATGCGAAAACGAAGCTTGAATCTTGTATAGACAATAGCGGCCTTCGCCCATTGATTGCCAGTCAGTCCAGGAAGGCAAACGGATCAAAAGACACGGGAGACACTACGCTGCACAAGCAATATCCGGGCGGGTCGCTGAAGGTGTTCGGCGGTAAGTCTGGATCTAAGTTCAGAAATTTTTCTTTTAAAATTATTTATGTTGATGAAGCTGATGCCTTTACTTCGCTTATTAAGGGCGAGGGTGATGTCTTTACATTGATGAAGGGCCGTCAAGATGCTTTTGCAAATCATTCTAAATTGATAATCGGCTCTACTCCTAAGAATGAGGGCAGCTCTCAGATTCAGAATCTTTTTTTACAGGGGACTCAAAAATATTTTTATGTGCCGTGCAAGCATTGCGGCCAGATGCAGAAGCTGGAGTGGGCTATCTGGGATGAGCATGACAAAAGCAAACAGATTGGCGGCATTGTGTGGGAGAATGACGAGAACTTCAGACCTAAGCTTGAAACCGTTGGTTATAAGTGCCCTTATTGCGGCGGGGTGATGAAGAATTATGACAAGGCTGAGATAATCCAGAGGGGTGAATGGCGGGCAAGTGTTGAGCGGCCGGAAATGGCTGATGCGGAAAGCTATCACATTACAGCTCTTTACAATCCGCCGGGAATGTATTCCTGGGAAGATTATGTAGCTGAATGGGCAACGGTTTGGGATTTAAAAACAAACCGCGTTAAAGATGTTGAAAAATACCGGGTATTCAGAAACTTAAAGCAGGGCCTGCCGTTCAGAGAGCAGCATGAGACTATCACCTATGAGCGGGCTTTGCGCTATCGTCGTTTTGGATTTGCGCGTGGAGTTGTGCCTAACAGAATGGCTTTGCGTGATACTGGTTCAATCGTGCTCATTCTGATTGTCAGTGTGGACGTTCAGAAGGACGGGCTTTATGTTGACATTGTGGGCTATACTGAGCGGGGCTGTAATTTCTCTATTGATTTCCGCTGGATTGAGGGAAGCGTGGAGCAGTTCGGCGGCCCTTGGGATGAGCTTAGTAAACTGATTCAGAGTGACTTTGTGGATGAGGATGGCAGGCGATACAGGCCTATGATTACCCTTGTGGACTCCGGCCACTATACTAGCTGGGTTTATGCTTTCTGCAGTCAGTTCAGCTTTGGCGTTTATGCCTGCAAGGGTCAGGACTGGATCAAAGACGGTGCGCCTTATCAGCTTTTCTCTCCTGGAACATTGAAGCAGATTGGTTTGCCGCTGGCTTATCATATTAATACAGGCCTTATTAAAGACAGAATCTCCAGCGAGATGAACCGCTTATTCTGGAATGACGGGCAGCTGCAGCCGGCCTGGTATCCTAATTTTCCGGAAGATTTTGGAGACGACTATTTTAAAATGTATGAGGCTGAGGAAAAAATCGACATTATCGACAAGGCAACAAGGAAGTATGTAAAAACTATATGGCGGCAGAAGTTTGGTGCTGATAACCATGCTTTTGATACGCGCGTATATAACAAGGGAGCTCTGGAGATATTCGCTGATGATATTTGCCGCCAGGAATTGCGCTGTGGTGCGCTGGACTGGAATGCCTTCTGGCGGTATGCGAAAGATTTCAAGGCGTTTTATCGGGACGCGGATTAAAATAGAGCTTCGCCTGTGTCTTTGTCGATGAAACTTATCTGAAGGCGGGCATTGAGGGCCGCGGCTAATTCTTCGAGTTCTGATACGCGGAAATTATTTGAGCGCATTTTATTTGTGAGATTCTGCTGGGTCTGGTTTGTCCTTTCGGCCAGGTCTTTCATCTGAATGTTTTTCTGCAAAAGGCAGATTTTTATGTTTTTTGCTATATCCATAATCATAATTTACATTATTTAATTAAAAAATACAAGAAAAAATAAAAAAAAACATAAAAAAATGTAAAAATACATTGACAAGTTACATTTTTTCATGTATTATTAAATTATCAAATGAAACGGCAAGAAATAAGCCGGTAGGAGTATGAATATGATTAAGATTATGCAGAACGGAATTAAGTTTGACGGCGGTTATACCCCTTGCTTTTACAGTATGGGTAATACATCAAATCACAGCGATAAGTGCATCGCTATTTATGCACGTGATTATGAACATCTTCCTGCAGAGCTGGGAAATATTCATAATGATTCTGATTATCAGTCAGACTATTTTGACAGTGATAAGGTTTATCTTGAGCCAGGTGATAAGTTTTATGATGAAGCAGTTGCAGCTTATAACAAGCGCAGGCTTGCCGATTCTAAACGCTGGCTGAAGCATGATGAGAAACGCCTGCAGAAAGAACTTGACAGCGGTTGCCCTTATCCTGCAACAGTTGCAAACCTTAAAAGCAGCATTGAAAACTACAAGCGCGTTATTGCTGCTTTAAGTGCTTAAAATAGTTCCGGGCTTTGGCCCGGGTGTGAGGTGGGAAAATGAAAAGATACGATTATGTTGAGAGGGTTCTTATGTCTGCGGTGCTTTGTGATGCTGCTACGGAAATCAGTCTGGGAAATAAGCGGGGGCTAAGATCTGCCTGGCAGCTGGTTTTGAATCTGGGGGAAAATAAAAAAGAGCTTACCGGGAAGGGCAAGCTCTGCAAACAAATGAAATTTCATCTGAGTAAAATTTCTGAGAATGATTTTAGATTCAGGTAGGGGAAAAGTCAAGCGTAGTTTTAGGGCTACGCTTTTTATTTTATGGCTAAAAAAAAATAATATTTTTTTTGAAAAACACTTGACAACATTCAAAACTAGATGTATATTAGAATCATAGGGCAGCGGGAAGGCTGTAAGGAGCAAACAAATGAAAATCAGAGAAAACATTGTTGTCGTAACGGCAGAAAAGACTTATGAGGATTGCAGTTGTTTTGAATTTTCATACAAGAAAGGCATTGCAAAAGAACTCTTTTTCTCATGCAATAAAGGCTCTTTGGGTGTTAAGATTGATCCGAAATTAATAAAAGATTGCTATGATAAAGAATCGGGAATCAACTTTATGTCAGAGCTAACTTCATCTTTTGTAATGCCAGAATGTACGGACACGCTCGGTATCAATCAGGATATTTTTCGGGATAAAATAAAACGTGATCTTTTAAAGTGATAATCTTGATGCAAAGCCCATCCCCTGCGGGTGAGCTTTTTATGCTGACTACTCACGCGAGTAGTCAGTTGGTTTTGGAAAAGGAAAAATAATGACTGAGGAAAAAATTAAGAAGGAAAGAAAAAAGGGATCTGGCGGGGCCAGGGTGAACGCCGGGCGCAAAGCTAAGCCGGAAAATGAAAGAAGGCAGCAGCTGGCTATAAGCTGCACTTTTGAGCAGAAGGCGGCAATTGTGGCGGCGGCTGAAAAAGAGGGAATCACAACGGCGGCTTATGTTTTGCGGGCTTGTGGGGTTTGATAAGCTGTAAAAAAAAAATAGGAGATGGACGAAATTGAAAAGATTTATTTTTTATTGCAAACAATGTGGATTTGAATATAGTGGGCCAAATGAAAATCCTCTAGCCTGCTCATATTGTGGAACTGTCAACGATTTAAACTGTGTTGAGGAGTATGGAATTCAGTGTCAGAATATGGGTATGAAAATCAAAAAAAAATGTTTAAGTTGCGGTTGTGAATTCAGTGTTTCTCCATTGGTTATGCAGGATTTTTGTAACAGATGTTATCCTGTGGTTGCGAAAGAAATTTTTGATAGAAATAATGATAATCTGACAGTTGAACAGCTGAAAAATAAAATAAAAGAAAAACTAAATAAGAAAATTTAATTTTTTTTGAAAAACACTTGACAACATTCAAAATTAGTTGTATATTAGAATCATAGAGCGGCGGGGAACGCCGCAAGGAGCAAACAAATGAAAATTGATGAAGTAAAAGAGATGTTCAAGAATGAATATTGTGCAATGGAAGTGTACAAAGACAAGTGGGAGCATAAGTCTGGTTTTCACATTGATAGAATTGAGGAGCTGGAAAATTGGTCAGAAGATGCTGAAGTTCTTGAGTATGAACTGATGGACGAAGAGGCTTATAATAATAGCATTCTTGCTAATTGTGGAGTAAGCTTCACTGATATGTACGAATCTGATGACAAGATACTTGTTGTTAAGATATAATCTTGATGCAAAGCCCATCCCCTGCGGAGTGGGCTTTTTTTATGCTAACTACTCACGTGAGTAGTTAGAGTTTATCCATTTCCTGTTGATAAAATTGTGGGGTGAGTTTTTCGGCGTATTCTGAGGCGGGTTTGAGCCATTCTTTTTGCGGGGTGTAGGTGGTTTTGTGTTTGAGGTTCAGGATTTGCTGGGCGGTGAATTTGACCTTGGGGGTGGAGCCTTTTGTTTTTCGGAATTTTGAAATTCTGAAGTATGAGTCGCCTATGCGCATGAATTTTGAATGTTTGGCGGCATAGTAGGCGGTGGCTACCAGGCGGGCGCGTCTGGAGCCGTTGCGGTTTGACCAGCGGGCGGTGTTTTTTATTACGTTTGCGTAGGTGTAGCGCTTTTGTACTTTGTTTGAGTTTGATCCGCCTCTGGCCCTGGTGTTCGGGATTATGAGGTTTGCGCCTGAGTCTGATTTTTTGATGCCGCCTGTTTCCTGGCGTGCCATGTAACCGGCAGGATCTAAAGCTCCTGTGTAGGCCTTGATGTTTTTTAAGCTGGTGCTTTTTCTGGCTGGGGTAGTAAAAATCTGACGCGTTGTGAAAGTATTCCTAAGCGTGAAATTCTTTTCGATGTTTGAGATGGCATTCTTGCGGGCTGTGTAGGCGGTTTTTGTGACGGCTGCGGCTGCGGCTGTGGCCATTTTGTTTTTAACATCTTTCATTGCTTTTTCGTAGGCGTTCACGCCTTTTAAAATTATTGTCTTTCCCATAGGCTTTATTTTTTGGCAATCGGGGAAAAAAATCAAGATTTATTTTTTAATAAAAAAAAATGACATAATAAAAGACATAGATAGCTTACAGCTTGTGTTTTAGAATTAAATTACCCTCGTTGAGGGGATGACAAAAATTGGAGAAATTTGCTATGTCAAATTCTTAGACCTTGACCGTTTCCCGAAGGTGCAGACAGGGGCTTGACACCTGCGAAGCTGCAAAATTGGTTGTACTGCTGGAACAGACAGCACAAAGACTTTCACTTTATTGTGGAAGTCTTTTTTTTATAAAGACGGCATTTTTTTAAGAAAAATTCAAAATGACATAATAAAAGACATAAACAAATAAAAAAACTGGCCTTAAAATTGTGACATAATGGTCGAGCTTTTAATTAATAAGGTTATCGGGGAAGACTGGTGGGAGCAGTATACAGGGGTGCAGGAAGAAATTTCTGCTAACTATGTACGCGAGCAGCTGAAGGCTTTTCCGGAAAATGAAAAAGAATTACGCATTGTCATTGACTCGCCCGGCGGTGATGTATTCGAGGGCGTGACTATCTTTAACGTCATCCGCGATTTTGCGCGAAATAATCCATCTGTCAAAATTACAACTTACATTCAGGGTATGGCTGCAAGCATGGCCTCGGCTATTGCGCTTGCGGCTAATGCTGTTAGTGACTCTAACAAGGTGATTGCTGAAGATAATTCTATCTTTATGATTCACGATGCCTGGGGCTATGTCGTAGGTAACGAAAATGATATGAGGGAAGCGGCTGAGTATTTCGCAATGATTGACTCTATGCTGAGCTCTATCTATATGCGAAAGACCGGCAAGAGTGAGGATGACATCCGCTCTATGATGGACGCTGAGACCTGGCTGTGGGGTAAAAACATTCTTGAGGCGGGCTTTGTTGATGAGATTATTGACGGCGAAAATAATGCTGATGAGTCTGCAAACATGAATGATTCTTTGATTTCGGCAAGGGCTGAATTTAAAAAGAGTCGTGAGCTTGTAAACTCTATGAACTTGAAGCGGGGCGGTGAGGCACTGAAGCGTGACTGGGCCGCTGCTGCTGTTGCAATTGGATTTAAGGGCGGTGAGCCGTCCAAGGCAGAAGCTTTGGCTTCTGTGGAAAATAAAAAGGGGGGCTGTATGAAGATTACGGCTGAAGAACTTAAACGGGATAATCCTGATGTATATGCTCAGGTGTTCCAGGACGGCGAAGCTGCGGGCGTGAAAAAAGAACAGGCTCGTGTTAATCGTCTTTTAACATTGGGTCAGAAGGCAGGAGCTAACGATTATGCTCTTGAATGTATCAAGTCTAATGCTGAGCCATCTGATGAAAAGGTAATTGATGCCTTTATGGAAAAGGGAGCTGCGGCTAAGGCTCTTGCTGCTCAGGCTCAGGATCAGAATGTGCCGGATGTGAATCCGCCTAAAGATGACAAAAATGCTGACAAAAAGGCTATGAATGAAGCCTTTACAATGTCTTTGAATAACGGAGGAGACGACGATGGGGACAATTAACGGTAACAAAGAAACCAAGAGCATAGAGCCTAAGACTCTGCTCCTGGGTGGAAATGAATTTGAGACTGGTGTGCTCAATGTTGCAGCTGCTGGAGAAGGTGAGACTATCCTTATTCCTGACGGGGCTTTGCTTACCCGTGCAGAAAGTGGCAAATATACCGTAGCTGATGATCCTGCTGCTGGGGATGCCCTTTTTGTTCTTGTTGATCATGTTATCACTCCAATTACTGCTGCAGGTGACTATCCTGTAAGAGTTTGTGTTAAGGGTGATGTTAATCGCAATCTTGTGACAATTGGCGGTGAAGCTTTGACTGACGCTCAGGTTGATTTGCTGCGTCAAAATGGCATCTGGGCCCGTGATGTTCACGAAGTTATCTAAGGAAAAAGGAGACGAAAATGCCAGAATGGTTGAAAGCAGTTCTTTCTAAGTTTACTGATGGTCGCCGGGCTGTTGAGCGCGGTTTTTTTGCTTTGTGGTTCAAAACCACTGATGAAGATTACACAAATGCTGAGTACGTTGAAATTGACGTAGAGCGCACAACAGACACTGTTGCACCTACTTTGCGCGATGGTCGTACCGGCTCTGTAATTGTTAAGAGCGATTCCTGGAAGGAAAACAAATTCCGCCCACCTTTAACTGCTCTTGAAGATCCGATTGATTTGTATGGCCTTATGCGCCGCCAGCCAGGGGAAAGCGATGATGCCCGCACAATCGGCGACTGGTTTGGACGTCTTGCAAGTAAGATTGTTGACGCTTTGAGCCGCTTCCATCGCATGATTGGATTGCAGGTTGATCTCCAGTGTGCTCAGATTATGCAGACTGGTGCTGTTGAGCTTCGCGATGACAAAGACGGTGTTTCTTATACCTTGAACTTTGGTGCAGCTCAGACTCACTTCCCGACTGTTGCCGTAAACTGGAGCGACATTGCTAATGCAACTCCTGTTGAAGACGTTACAGCTCTTGCTGATAAGATTGCTGATGATGGTCAGGTGGCTCCAGCTTACCTAATCCTCGGAGCTGAGGCTTACCGCAATCTTTTGAAAAATACTGAGTTCCAGAATCTTGTTAGAAAGGATGGACTGGGACTTGGTGAACTTACTCCTACAAGCCTTCGCTCTCGCGGTGGTAAGTATCACGGATATGCAGAATTTGGCAGCCACACACTTGAAATCTGGACTTATGGCGGAAGCTATAAGCGCGTTGGAGCTAACGGCAGCTTCAAGTATC